TTTCCCGGGCCACGACGTGAGAGTTTCCCCAAGCCTCGATCGTAGCTCCCTGTATCTCCCTGCTCACCTGCAGCCACAGATTCTTATCCGATTCGATATAAATTTTCGCGCACTTTTCAAATCTGTCTGGCAGCGCATCAAATTCTGCCTGGGTTTTGATTGTAATAATGTTCATATTTTCCTCCTTTTCCCCGCTCGGTGTGATGTGTTGCATACNNTTAATTATTTTACTTTTTCTTTTCATAATGTCTAACTTAGCGTAAATACTAACAAATCGAAAATAGTTCACAATATGCTTGACTGTCTGCAAATGGATTGGTAACATTGTGTCAATGACAACTAAAACCGACAATCCATCAAGACAGTATCTGGCAACGCTTCATACCACGGGGCGCGAGGAATTAGTAAAGCAACTAAAGGCAATAGCCCCCGGCGTGAGAGTAACGGGCACCTATCTATACTTGATCGGTGTAGGCAAAAGGAACCCGTCGCGACGGTTAAGCGTGCTACTGGAAGAGGTCACGAGGGGCAAGGTGGCCTCGATTGACTTTAACCGGGAAATGCAGATCGAACTCAAAAAATGAGCCAAAAGCCTCTTCTCACGACAAAGGAATATCCTGATGCGCGACGAAAACTAATCCTTTACCCTCACCCGTCCAACGGTGGGGGTAAGGGGCGGGGAATAAAATAAAAGGAGAGGATATGGAGTATGAAGGGTTTTTAAAGCAAAAGCGGCTTATCAACCAATATGAGGGGATTCAGCATGAAGTGTCTGTAAATCCCCTTTTGTTTGCGTTTCAATCCGACATTGTAAAATGGGCCTGCCGGAAGGGTCGGGCCGCGGTGTTCGCGGACACAGGACTCGGCAAGACATTTATCCAGCTTGAATGGGCTAAAGCGGTATCGACAACGTGTATCCTTGTTGCTCCATTATCAGTCGCACGGCAGACTATCAGGGAAGCGGGTAAGCTCGGCCTAGTGGTCAATTACTGCCGATCATCGGCAGATGTCAAACCGGGCCCCAATATCACAAATTATGAAATGATCGAAAACCTCGACCCAACATTGTTTGACGCGATTGTTCTTGACGAGTCCTCTATCCTGAAAAGCATTGACGGCAAGACAAAGGCGAAGCTCCTGAAACTGTACGCAACCACGCCCTTCCGTCTTTGCTGCACCGCAACGCCAGCCCCAAACGATATTGCTGAGATCGCAAATCATTCTGAATTTCTTGGCATTATGAGCCGCAACGATATGCTGGCCTCTTTTTTCGTTCACGATGACGAAGGCTGGCGGCTGAAAGGTCATGCCGAAGAAGCCTTTTACCGCTGGATGGCCTCGTGGTCTATGTCGATCAAGAAACCATCCGATATCGGTCATTCAGACGAGGGATACATACTCCCGCCGCTTACCATCCACCCGGTATTCGTCACCTCGTCATACACACCCGAAGGGCAGTTATTCTTCACCGGGCTAAAGGGGATACAGGATAGGGCAGGGGTAAGGAAAAGCACGATAGACGATAAGCTGAAAGCCGTACAAGGGTTAATCCAGAACGGGGACCAGTACATAGTCTGGTGCGGATTAAATAAAGAATCCGATGCCGTCAAAGCAATGTTGCCCGATTGCCGCAACGTGCAAGGCAATGATGAGCCGGAAGAAAAGGCCAAAGCAATAGAGGACTTCCAGGACGGGAAATACAAGGTCATGATTACCAAGCCTAAGATCGCCGGTTTTGGCATGAATTTCCAGAATTGCAACAAGCAGATATTTCTCGGATTGTCCGATAGTTACGAGGCATATTACCAGTGTATTCGCCGGTCGTATCGTTTCGGGCAGATGAAACCCGTTGACGTATATATCGTGCTGTCTGATCACGAGCAGGAGATATTGGCAAACGTCCAGAGGAAGGAAAAGGAGGCGCAGAGAATGAGTCAGAACCTGATAGACCACGTAAAGCATTATGAGGTTGACGAACTGAAAAGTTCCGATCACGATTTTGCATATGAGACCAGCAATGCGGAAGGAAAAGACTACAAGGTTATGCTCGGCGATTCCGTTGAACGGATGAAGGAGATCCCTGATTCAAGCATTGACCTGTCCGTATTCTCCCCACCCTTTATGAGTCTTTACACTTATTCCCCGACTGAGCGTGATATTGGCAACTGCAAGGGAACAGCAGAATTTTTCAAGCACTTTCAGTTCATTATCGATGAACTTATGCGGGTGACGAAGCCGGGCCGTTTGTGTTGCGTTCATTGCGCCGAGGTGGGTACAACATTGAACACTCACGGCGTTATTGGATTACAGGACTTTCCCGGTGACTGCATCAAGGCTTTTCAGTCTACCGGATGGGTATATCACGGCAGGGTAACGATTGATAAAAACCCACAGGCCCAAGCGATCAGGACACATTCTAAAGCCCTTCTTTTCGTGCAGAAGAATAAGGATAGCTCATGGAGCCGCCCGGCAATCGCTGATTATATCGTCATCTTTCGGAAGCCCGGTGAGAACGCGGTCCCGGTCAAGAATGATGTCAGCAACGAAGAATGGATAACGTGGGCGCATCCGATATGGTACGGCATCAAGGAAACTGACACTCTGAATACCGCCGTAGCCAAAGAGAATAAAGACGAGCGCCACATATGCCCCCTGCAGCTCGGCACAATCGAAAGATGCGTCCGGTTATGGAGCAATAAAGGCGAGACGGTTTTTAGCCCGTTCATGGGTATCGGGTCCGAAGGGTATGAATCAATCAGGCTGGGCCGCAAGTTTATCGGCATCGAATTAAAGCCTAATTATTTCAACGTAGCAGTACGCAATCTTGAAGAAATTTCTCAGAAAAAAGACAGCGGGCTTTTTTAATGACCCTCCATCACCTGATCTTCCTAGCCCTAGCCGTCGCAGGTGTCATGCTGAGTAACCGCAAACGCCGGTCCTGCTACGTCTGCTGGCTGGTGTCGAACTTCGCTTGGGCGGTCATCAACTGGACACACGGCCTGCACATCGAGGCGCTGCAGAACGCGATATTTTTGTATCTTGCGGTCGAGGGGATTATGAAATGGAAGGGGGAGAGATGGTAAACGGAAATTATTACGACATGACACGAGCAGCCCGTCTTAAAGTCAAGCAACACGCGCAAGAGAACAATTACCCGCCGCCCTCATCCATGCTTACCCCTATTTTCGTTTCCCTCGTTACCCGTCACAAGCTGTCCATCATCATGGGCGAGATAGACCAACTGATCGACCGCCTATTCGTCCTCAATGCCTCTCTGGATGAAGCTATCGAGGAAAACAACCTGGTAGCCGTGGTTTTGATAAAAGATCGCCTGGACGAAGAAAAGAAGAAATTAGCGGCATATGAGAGATTACTCGACAAGGAGGGGCCGGTGACAAGGGAACCCGAGAACGGAATCACAGACGAGATGATACTGAGGGCGAAGGAATATCCCTTCGAGGATTTGTTACCGACTGAGCTTAAACGGGGCCGGTGCGCCTGTCCAATTCACACGGGAAAGAATCAGACCTCCTTCGAGGTTCGCAACAATCGGGGTAGGTGCCACTCGTGTGGATGGGAAGGGGACGTTATCCAGTTCGTGATGTACACAAAAGCCATGAAGTTTCCACAGGCTGTAAGGTGGTTGCAGTGATGGTAACAACGGTAACATTGGTAACAAAAGTAACATTAGTCACAATGGGTAACGGCTGGTAACAATTTGGTAACTAGCGAGTAACAAGCTGGTAACAAAATTCAGGGGTAAAATGGAGATTTTTGGGGCCGAAATGAACAATCCTGATGCGGTAAACATGGAAGAAATACTAACCATTATCAAGGCTTACGCATATCAGGGAGCAGACCATGTAAGGCTTGCCGAATTGTATGGCATTCTTCTTGCATCACGCACGCACGTTAAAGACTTAACTACAAAAGAAAAAGAAGAAGATAAAAGAATAGAAACAAAGATACTTTCTATTATTTCCGGAAAAGAAGAAAAGAATAAAAACATAACCGATAACCTTCGCGCCTATATTGACTATACGGATGGGATATTCTCTTTGCAGGATTGCTACGGCGCTATAGGCGCAGTCGATGTGAAAGAAAAGGCTAATATCCGAAAAGCCCTATGCGTCATGTGTAAGGGAAAAGAAATAGAAAAAATAGGTACACGGTCGGGCATCTACCGGAAACCGAACAGGGATTACGAAGTCATCGACCTTGACGGCACCGTACCAGACCCGCTGGACATAGAGTTACCCCTACGCATCGACCAGCTCTGCAACGTCTATAACGGAATGACCATCCTTGCCGAAGGTGAAAAATCAACGGGCAAGTCGGCCTTTGGCATCGAGACGGCATGGCTTAACCGGAACCTCTTTCCCGGCAAGGTGCGCTACATGCAGAACGGGGAGCTTAACAAGCAGATGCTTACCATTCGCCTGATGAAACGCCCGCAAGACATTTACCCCATCAAGAAGTTTGCCGACCGGATAGAATTTATCACCCGTCACAGGGATTGGTGGGATATTGTCAACCCCGTGGGCCTTAACATCATCGACTATATCGAGGAACACGAGAAGAAGTACCTCATACCGGACTACATCGCCAAGATACAGGAAAGGTTGACCACGGGTATCGCGGTTATCATACTTCAGCGTGTTCCTGGCAGGGATTACGGAACGGGCGGCGCCGAGATACGCAACAAGCCTTCCGTCATCGTCGCGCTCAAACGGCAGGGCAAGACCAACAGCGTCCATATCGAGGACATCAAATCGTATAACCAGCAGAACATCGGCACGCTTTTCGGGGATGAGGTGAAGAACCCGCGCGGCCTATGGCGGGAATACAACCTGATTGACGGCTGGAAGTTCTTTCCGAAAGGGAATTGGCGTTCACCGGAAGACAAAAAGGAATACGACTATTTTAGAGGGGGGAACGATGGCGAGTTCGTCCACGAAGATTAGCTTTGATTGGGAACACATGCGCTGGAACGGTATCACTGTCGAACAGGTCAAATTGTGGGAAAAATTGTATCCCGGCGTGAATGTCGTGAAGGTGCTGACAGCGGACATGATTCAATGGCTCGACAAGAAGGAAGGCAAGGCGATCACGAGGAAGAAAGATTGGAAAAAGACAATCTGCAATTGGCTCAGGAAAGAACAGATGAAGTCGGTAGGGATCATATAACCCAAGGGGAGGCCCAATGTTTAAGCTAATCGTTTTATGGCTCACGGCGAACAAAAAAACACGGGATGCGGCAATATCGGTACTGGAAGGGAAATGCCATGCGCGGACGTTCCCCAAAAAGCGCGGGGATAAGGGGTTTTCGCTGGTCGAGGGGGTGAAAGGGTGACCGTCATCGGCATCGACCCCGGCGCGAAACAATCGGGCCTTGTCCTGTGGAACCCCGATAGTAAGACCGTGATGTATAAGCTCATCGGTGACAACGAATCTATCATCGGCTGTATCCGTGAGGCTCCACCTAAGTCCATCGTCGCAATCGAACAGCTTCGCGGCTACGGCCTGAGAGTCGGCAACGATACCTTCGACAGTATCTTTTGGTCAGGCAGATTTGCACAGGCCGCTAAATCGGCGGGAATGCCCTTCTATATGCTCCCTCGTGCTGATATATGCAATCACCTTACCGACAACCAGAAATGCGGTGACAAGGGCATCAGGGACGCTCTGATTGATAGGTACGGAGAACAGGGAACCAAGAAAGAACCGGGCAGGCTATACGGTATCAAATCTCACATGTGGGCGGCGCTGGCTGTCGCTGTCGTCGCAGGGGAAACGGAGGGGACATTATGTCCATGACTTGGGTAGCTTTCTTTTCCGGTATGTTAATCGGCGCGGCAATACTCGCGTTTATCGGCTTTATCTGGATGTGCGTGCTGGATTGGCGGGAGATGAAGAGACAGGAGGGGAAAATGAAAACCTGTAAGGACTGCGTTCAGTACGACGATAGCAAACTGTTCGAACCTCCCTGCAAGCACAGACCGGAGAATGAGACGGAGCATATTTGCTTCATGTTCCGTGAGAAGGAGGCCAAAGAGTGACCGAATGGAACTGCGACAAGTGCCTCAACCGTGGATTCTGTATCTACCTCAAGCGCAACAGGATAAGAGGGGGACGCAACGAATTTTGTGTGAGGATGACGGCATACGTAGACAATGACACGCCCTGCCGTGAGCCGCTTGCCAGCGAGGTGATAGGCCAGGGGTACGAGGCGTTTGCGAATCGGGATTACAAAGAAGCGATGATAACAAACATGGAAACTAAGGAAAGGATATATTCCATGTGCATTGATGGCATTAAGGCAATGGAAGTGGGTTCGGACAGACAAACGATGAAAAAGGCCATATTGTCAATGCTCTGGTTTGAAATCCCGAAGAAAGATATACGCCACATTCTCCGAATAGGGCGGACGTTGTTCTACGATATCATACAGGAGGCGAAGAAGGAATTTGGAAAATGAGATATAAGAACGCCAACAAGAACGTCAAGGCAAACTGGGAATGGTTTGTTGAATATAATCTGGGTTCTATCAAATGCGAACGGTGCGGATATGAAGGGGTTGCAATAGACGTACATCATATCAAGGTGGGCCAGAAAAAGAATGTACTCGACACCCTTGCGGTAAATATCAACAAACCCTCCCATGTTTTCAGAAACTGGATACAGAATATCAATTACGCCCTTCTATGCTCCAACTGTCATAGGGAACTGCACGCAGGGCTGTGGAAAGTGGACGACATTAAGGCCCGAATTGCTTCCAGAGAACAGTCGCAGAAGGCAACGTATTTCCCCAACAGGAATGAACAGTTGTGCCAGAGAATAATCGAATCTGTTTTTAATAGACCCTTGTCGGCAAGAGAACTTAAATGGAAAGCCGCACGGGAGAAGGCGATAGCACGAGAACGCGCCCGTATGGACAAAGCTTTATAACCCCCGCGAACACTTATCTAATTAATATCATTATCTTTTCGTCCTAAATCCAATCAATTTGAACCTTTTTATATAGGTTGAAACCGATTGCACCGGCAACTCAGGTGCAAGCTTCCTCAGTAAAGATTGCAGTACAGACCAAGCACACAAGGATAAAGACTCCCTTACGAGGGTAAAGACGAGATGCCAAAGACGGGAACAGCGAGAAAACAGGCAGAAGCCCAAAAGCTGACCAGCAAGACCGTTAAACCTCCGAGACAGGGGACTGCACGGGAAAGGATTGTAAAGCTCAAGACAAGCAATCCTACGCTGTCTGAGAGGCAAATAGCAGAGCTGGCAGGATGCAGTAAATCCAGTGTTCACCTTGCCTTAGAAAGATATGGCATCAAACCGGAGAGGATAGAGGATTACAAGGGGAATAGAGCTGACATATTCGCAGGGTTGCAAGACAGGATATTCTCCAAGTTAACCGATGCTGCTCTTGAAAAGACTCCTGCCATCCAGCTTGTCACAGCCGCATCCATCCTCTATGACAAGGAACGCCTAGAGCGGGGCCAATCTACAAGCAATGTCGATGTGAGAGTAACAGCCGCCCTAGAGGTCGAACTGTCTCAGATCGATAAGGAGATTGAGGCGTTAAAGGCTAAAAATGTCTCATGATATTTCACAAGCACGGTCCGATTATAACGGTAGTACCCACCACGTAAAATCAAGGGTTCGCAAGGCAATCACAAGCGATAATACTCATAATCAATGTAAGTCGTTGAAATCATTGAAAGCAGTAGTTTACATAATTATTTATTATCAGTACTTAATCGAGTTTGGTTGTGAATCGCTTGTGAAGGCCCGGTGCTGGTTTACCGGGGGGAGGGGGGTCGAAATGGGGGGTGGCATGACGCCGTATCATATCCCTCTCAGGGCATCTCAGCACAAAAGGGGTCTTACCTCCCATGTCTCCTGTCACGAGTCATCATCCATGGTTTCCCCCGCAGATGTCCTTCTTCTCCGTGAGGCAATGAAGCCATGACACAGTTACAGCAACTGGAAGATAGGAAGGCGAAGCTTGAGTCCCTTATCCGCAGAAGGGAGCAGATTCGCTCCGTCATCGAGACTACGAAGGCGAACAACGGGTCGTTCTTCTTCAAGCCTTACCCCTATCAGAACCTTGTCCTTGACAATATAGCACCTCACAACGTCGTTGTCATGCCTTCGCCGAACAAGCTGGGTAAGTCGTGCCTGGGGGCGAATATCGTTGTCTCGTGGTGCCTCGGATTCGAGCCGTGGTCCCCTGTGGAATCTTCCTACGAGGGGGCAGTGAAATATGGGAGTGGATGGTACAAGCCTTCCTCATTAGGCATCAAGCCGCCCGTCAAGATAAGAATCACGGGTGAGGACTGGCTGTTCCATATCGCAAAGACGATCATTCCAGAATTGAAGAAGTGGGCCCCCTCCACGGAATACGTGACGAAGAAGAACAACGTCGGGGTCGAGTACCTTTGGGACTTCAAGAACAAGTCAACCATCGAGTTAATGACCTACGATCAGGACGACGCACTGTTTGAGGGGTGGCTGGGCCACGGGTGGTGGGCGGACGAACCGCCTCCGAGATCGAAGTACACAGGTATGGCGCGTGGACTTTTTATGACGGGGGGGAAGGTGTTAATGTCCATGACCCCGTTGAAAGAAGCGTGGGTACTGGACGAGCTTATGCTGTCCGGTAGGCCCGACGTATGGTACATCCCCGACCTGTCGATATGGGACAACCCCGATATGTACGGTCACGATGTCGCCACCCTGAGAAGTTCGGGTCTCGACGATTCCGAGATAAAGGAGTTCTTCCGCATCCAGCGCGAATGCTGTGAGAAGGAAAAGCCCCTCGACGACGCGGAGAAGTACCTTGAGGCGATAGTGGGCGACCTTGCACGGGAGGCTATTGTCAGGATGAGCATTCACAGGTTCATCCTCGACATCCCGATAGAGGAACGCTTCCCCCGTCTGTTCGGTACGTTCAAGGCACTCGTCGGCCTCGTGTTGAAGACCTTCAACCCCAACGTACACGTTATCGAGCCCTTCAAGGTCCCCACCGACTGGATGGTTACGGCGTTGATCGACATCCACCTTAACAAGCCGCAGGCGGTGTCTTTCTTCGCCACCGACCCCAACGGGCGCAACTACATCATCGACGAGATATGGGAGAACCTTTCGCCGGAAGCGATAGCCGACGAGATCGCGCGAAGGAAGAGGAAGAATATGTGGCGTCTTACCCGGTGCGAGATAGACCCCCTTTCGCGGGGCGACTCCGCTTACGTCAGAAACAGGCTCGGCACCGTGCAGGACTCCTACGACATCATAGCGAAGAGGCTTTCGGCAAACGGCATCATGCTTCGGGCCGCAAGCAAGGACAAGGACTCCGGCGTCCGCAACCTCAACAACTGGTTGAAGGGCGTCAACGGGCTTCCCACCCTGTACGTCTTCAACACCTGCAAGATGCACCTCTGGCAGATTTCCCGGTGGGTGTACGACGACCAAGGCAAGCCGAAGAAGGAACACGACGACTTCCCTGAGAATATGTACCGCTTCACCTTGATGAACGTGAAGTTTATTCCGCAGGCAGAGCTTACGGCTCCCTTGCAAAACTACGACGCGGGGGTGGCTTAATTGCGTAGCGACAGTGAAATGAAGAAACTCGCCATCGACAGGTTGAGGTCATGCAAGACCGATATGGACACCCTTCGTTCGTGGCGGGCGCAGACCTTCAAGAAGTACATGGGCGAGAAGTACGGGAACGAGGAGAAGGGACGCTCTCAGGTCGTCATGACTGACATCTCCGATACTGTTGAATGGATTATGCCCGCGCTCATGCGGATATTCCACGGCGGGCAGGATGTCGTCCAGTTAAGACCGCAGGGGCCGGAGGACGAGGCCAACTGCAAGCTCATGGAAGAGAAGCTGAACTTCGACTTTCTCAAACAGAACAAGGGCTTTCTCATCACGCACAACTGGTTCAAGGACGCGCTTCTCTACAAGGCGGGCGTAGTCAAGTACCACTGGCAGAAAGCGGAATCCCACCAGAAGAAGAAGTACAAGGGTCTGACTCAGGGGGAATACGAGAACCTTGAGAACGACGACGAGTTTATCGTTGACGAGGTGACGCCGAAACTTGTCAGGACGGAGTGGGTCTTCGACGGGTTTCAGGACGTTCCCAACGACGTATACGAGTACGACGTAAAGGGACGGCAGATAATCACCGTCAGCAAGCCTATTATCGAAGTCCTTCCGCCGGAGGAATGCATCTTCGACCTCAAGGCGAAGGACATCCCCTCGTCAAAGATATTCGCCCACCGCAAGGTCGTGACGAAGGACGACTTCAAGAAGTACAACAAGGACGAGAAGGACATCGGGGCAGAGATAGCCAACGGCATGAACGACCCCGAATACATCGCCCGGTTCGACGACCTCGGAGGGGTGCAGTTCATTTCCCCCGACCAGAACGGGGAAGAGTTCTACCTGTACGAATGCTACGTGGACGACAGGGACGACGCGGGGGAGAAGGTTCCCAAGAAGGTAACGATTGCCGGGGATGAAACACTCGACATCGAGGACAACACCTACGACCGCCCGCCCGTCTGCGTCATCTCCCCCATCGTCATTCAGCACAGGATAATGGGACGTTCTATATCGGAACTCGTGGAGGACATCCAACTTCTGAGAACCGCGCTCATGCGGTACATCCTCGACAACATTTACTTCCAGAACAACGGGATGAAGGTTGTGAACCCGTACCGTATCAACGTGGATGACCTGATAAACGGCAACAGACCGGGTGGCATCATAAGGACGACGGAGGACGTAGACCCGTCAACGGCCATTTTCCCCGTTCCCATCGCCCCGCTTCCCCAGCACGTTATGTCCATCGTCGAGTACATCGACGGCATCAGGGAGAACAAGACGGGCGTAACGAAATACAATCAGGGCATGGATTCGGGGAGCCTCAACAAGACGGCATCGGGCATCTCGCAGATCATGACCGCCTCGCAGCAGAGGCTTGAGCTTATCGCCCGCATCTTCGCCGAAACGGGATACCAGGACTTGATGCGCGCCCTCGTGGACATGAACATCAAGTTCTTCGACAGGGAACAGTTCGTCAAGGTCAACGACGACTGGGTATCAATCAACCCCGACATGATAAGCGGGTACTACGACGTAATCATCGACGTAGGCATCGGCACGGGCAACAAGGAGATGGTCTTCAACCAGCTCACGAATATGCTCAACACCTACACGGGTGTCATGGGAAAGATGGTTCAACCGGGTATGCCGCAGATCGTCGGGCCTCAGAACATCTACAACATCCTGAAAGAGATGTGGCAGATACAGGGGTTCAAGAATGTGGACAGGTTTGTAACCGACCCGAACACGGCGGCAATGCAGATGCCCCCTATGCCCCCTCCGAACCCCCTCATGGAACAGGACGGTGCTACACCCCCCAACCCCATGATGACGGGCGGGATACCCGTTAACGGGCCGCAAGGAGGCAACCCGAATGTTTGATAGGAAGAAACTTGAGCAGGACGTAGAGATCGGCAACAAGGCATCGGAAATATACCAGACGGAGATCGTGCAGAACTTCTTCCGCGAGATACGGCTTAGAACGATTGATTCATGGGAGAAGTCGCACGACACCGATCTGGAAGGCAGGGAGAAAGCGTACCTGTTCCTGAAACTCGTCAGGGGTTTTGAGAACACGTTCAAGACTGCGATGGACACAGGTAAAATATCATCGGAAACACTCGACAAGCTCCGCGAAGGGGCGTTCGAGAACTTATAACGGCAAGCCGCAAGGCACCGTAGGAGGAAACATGGCTTTTAACGATACAGACGAAACAGACACGATGTTTTCCGAAGGCGAAGGGAAATCACTCTTTGAAATGGAGTCATGGAATGAAGATGTGACCAATCCCGAAGGCGACGAACCCGAAAAGAAGGAACCCGAAGCAGGGACAACCGGACAGGAAGGAGAAGCCGAACCGGAAGGGAAAACGGACGGTCAGGAAGACAAGCCGGAATACTACACCGTCGAGGAATTGAGGGAGTTAGACCCCGACGACCTCGACACCACGAAGATACCGCCGGAACTGCAACCAATCTACAAGTCCTTTCAAAAGGGCTACACAAAGAAGTTCCAGTCTCTTGCGGACGAGAGAAAACGGCTTGAGGAAGAAAGGTCGAGGGCCGCACAGCCTCCGCAACAGCAAGGTGCGGAGCCAACCGATATTTACAGTGTTTACGCCCGTGACCCGCGCAAGGTCGAACAGGCGATAAACGACGAGATATTGAAGCTCGAAGACACCGACCCGCTGGGGGACGACTACAGGCCCGCAAGGAAGCGCATACGGGAACTGGAAAACCTGCGCGACGACCTCAGAGACAAGCACAGGCAACACGAAGAGAAAAAGCGAAGTGTCGATTCTCTGACCGAAAGGGTAGTCACCGAGATACGGAAGATACCCGACTTTGATAAACGGAAGGACGCACTTGAAGAGATCGCAATCGGATACGGGATGACAAAGCAAGACCTTGCCCTTATCACCAATCCCCACGTAACGGGGGAAGTGTCGGCAAAGGTCGTGAAACTGCTTAACGCCATCTACGAGGAACGAAGCGCAAACGTCAAGGGCAACCTGAAAAAGAAGGAAGTCAAGCCCGACCCCACGAAGGTCGAGGGTGCCGGCGGGGGTAAGCAGGAAAAAGACCCCGCAGACGGCGACAAATGGACAGAGAAAGACTACTTCGCCATGAGGACAAAAACCAACTCATTGTAGCGAAGGAGGAAACAAACAATGCCATTTAACTGGACAACCCAGAGCGGTTATTTGACGAGCGGTATGCTCAACAAGCAGTTTCAGAAGGCGGCCATGCCCCTGATGAAGTTCCGTCAGTTCGTCAGCATGAAACAGGCTTTCGGCAAGAACAAGGGCCAGACGGTAAACTGGCTTAAAGTCGGCAATCTCGCCGCAAACGGCAGGAAACTCGCTGAGACAAGCACCATCCCCGAATCGAGCCAGTCCCTTACCTGGGGAACGGCAACGCTGGACGAGTACGGCATCAGCGTACCTTTCACCTTCAAACTGGAAGCACTCTCCGAGTTCGACATCAAGCAGATCGTCCGTGACGGCCTTCTCGACGACGCCGCAAAGGTCATCGACGGGAGCGTCGAGCGCGCATTCGACGAAACGCCCCTCCGCTGGG